CAAGTGTAACTACTACTTTCATAATACAAAAATCTCTCATATGGATCAAAACTCTGAAGAATACCTATTGATTGGCTTTCATAATACTGAATAGAGCTTGTAGTTACTGTTTTGTTTGAGTTTAGTAATAAGATTGATTTATTATTATTGTAACTATCTAACAACTGTATTTTGTAGTAGAAGTTTCTCAATCTCTCCTCTGCAGAAGAGAAGTGTACAAACTCACTGTAGTTGGTAAAATCAGTTCCAAGGTAAGCTCCTTTTTCTTTTATCTTTGAATAAATCTCTTGATAAGAACTTGTTAGTGGGTAATCAAATAAATCCTGGTATGTGAAATATTCTGAAGGAGTAGTTATTGTTTCATCTAAATCAATAGTGAAGTTTGGTCCTGCAATTCTAAATGGAGGAGATTGTGGTATTATCTCTTCTGATTCTACTTCAAATAATGAAGGTATTCCAATAAACTCCACTACACTAAATGTAGTTTTATCTACATATTGACTTGGGAGTGGTTCATAAAGTTTGAAATAAACATTTAGATCTCCTGTTGTACTATCTACATAAGCATCTATGTTAGTTACTATTATGTAGTCATTTTTACCAAAGTTTAGTTTGATATCTTCAAAATAAGATCTATTGAATCTCTGTTGTAGAGTATCAACTACCTGTTTGGTAACTGCATCTGTTATTGATAAAGAAGTGGCTTTTATTTCAGTTCTATCATATGAAATAGAATCTATGTAAAACTCTGTGGCTAAATCTTTACCTTGTGCAAATAAATCATTCAGGAATACATACAGTACTTTTGCTCCCTGTTTTTCATATCCATTACTAATAATATCCTCTACTGGGTCAACAGTTATTGAGTTTGTACCAAACTTACCTGCTGAAGAGTTATCTAGTATCTGTTTGTAGTTTCTGTAAAACCTTGTGGTTGTTAAGTAGCTATCAGACAGGGAATAGTAATGAGCCTCTATGTAATGTTCAGTTGGACTAAACTCAGAGTTTATTTCAAAATTATCAATAAGTTGTGTATCTAAAGTAGAGTACTTTTCATACTCAACTAAAGATATTGGATCTGCTTCTGATACTGTATATTTAAATTGTGCCACTATCTTGGTTTAGTTGCTGATTTGTTAAGGTTAATATCTGACTATTTGCTTCTAATAGTTTAGTTCTCAAAGAAGAGATTTCATCTAATAAAGGAACAATAAGGTCATTTTGTACATCATCATTTAAAAACTTTGATGACTTGTCTACTAAATATCTATGAGAGAAGATTGCACCTTCTCCTTCTATTTCATAATACAGTTTATCATACAATCTAAAAAGTTCCTCTATCGTATCAGTATCTTTTTCAATAGATGGTTTTTTAAATGTATGAAACTTCCTATCCACCACCTTCTCATATTGAGTGGGGTTGTAGACTGTTTTTACAAAATTTATTTTATCTGACATCTCTTACTACTTTAAATATTAGACTTGGGGTAGTCATTATTATGTCTGAGTTATCTAAATTTGTTTTTACTTCCAGTTTGTAATATCTCTCTGAAGAAAGGGTTGATAAATCCAAATCTATGTAAGGTCCTTTTTCATCTACTGATACTTTTTTGAAATCAACTAATGACCAACTACTATCTTGAGGTAGTCTGTAGTTTTTAGATCTTAGAGAGATATTTGATAAAACTCTTTTTGGATATGCTGGTTTTACGGATAACCTAAATCTTGTGATACCTGATGGGATGTACTCCCCTTTATTATTGGTACAAGATAAAACTACATTTGAAGTATCTATCAACTCTAAAGATCCTGTATGGTAAACAGAATCATCATATAGTAACTCCACTCTTGGGTGGAAGATTGTATTTGTATCAGAACTGTAATACTTTATGTTGTAAGATCCACTTGTACTTTGTTCTAAACTATCATCTAACTTCAAAACTAATCCATATCCTGGAGTTGATCCTGAGATGTATGATTTGAAGTAATCTGTGATATCAATGTTTAGATCTGGTAGTTGGTTTGGTGATAGGGATTGTGTGTAGGAAACTAACTTATTGTACAATCCTCCTTGTTCACCCCATTGTTTATTTTTTTGAATATCAGAATAAACCCAGTTCACTCCATCTTCTTCAGAAGTTACATCATCAAACTTTCCAGTTCCATTTGTAAAATCTTCTAATAGTGGATGTAATCTCACTAAAGTATTAGAAGGTAGTTCATTTGAAATAGCATGGAAATATTTGAGTCTAACTGCATATTTCTTTCCTCTAATACTATTTAGTATCTTCTCAGAGATCTCTTGGGTGTCACATGTAATAACACTTCTCTTTAGGTATCCTACCCCTTTTGTTCTATCTAATCCAATTTCCAATATCTCATCCCTACCAGTGTTTTTAGTTTGGTTGTATGAAGAGATGAATGCGTCTTTGGTAATATTGTATGTTAGTACCGCCATATTATAATGTTGTTATTCTTCCTTTGATATCTTTGTTTGGATATTTTACTTCAAAAATCATTGGATCATAAGATGGATAGATGATGTGTTTTTTAGTTGCACCATCAATATCATATGCAACTTTTGAATAATCACCATCTACTAGGTTTGTTATCTTTACTTTCTCCACTGTTTGAACTCCAACTACATTATCAAGTTCTGAATAGATTTCTGATAGACTTATTGGTTGATTGATACTCCATCTGTTTGTTTTGAAGTACTCTTTCAATCTCTCTGTACAGTTTACTAATGTATCTCTTCCATTGTAAGAAGGTTTTACAATAATCTCATACTCTACTCCAATATTTACAATGAATGCATCTCTAATGTTGATTGAATCAGTCATCATCTTGTATTCATTTAGGTAGGTTTTTAGATTCTGTTTTAGAGAAGTGTTTACTTGTTTTAGGTTACCATTGTAATCATATCCTAATACATAAACTGAAATAGCTAATGGATTGTTTGATTCTACAGCACCTCTTGTAGAGTTATGAGATAGTGCATAATCCTGTACTGCAAATGCCTTAGAAATAGATCCATAAATACTTGGTAAGGATAATGATCTAATAGTGTAATCTTGTGCAGTTACTAATCTCTTCTGTTCTGCAAATGCTCTGACTGCATTCTGTCTAATCTCTTCAATAGTGTCTCCATCTCTTCCACCATATGCTGCTGCATTATTTATGATAGTAAGTGTGGATTGTTTAGAAGTATCCACTCCTGTTATTTGAATAGAGGTTGGAACTGTAATAGTTCCTGCAGGTACATTTGATTGTACCCCTCCTCCTACTAGGTATCTAACAGTTAGATCAGTATTAGAAGGTGCTAAACCATATGACTTTGTAAATAAAAAGTTGGAAGGGTCATAAGCTTTATCTAAATCTCTTTTTCCTCCTAATATTGAGTTAGAGAAAAATGAAGGATCAGGAGTGTAGGTATTATCATCTTGGGTACTTACTCCAGCACCAAACTGTATTTGAAGAGTTCCATTTGAAGTAAACCTTGTTACAAATCTTCTTGAAACTTTCTTTACATTTAGTAAGTATGGTGTATCTGTTTTATCTGATGAAGTATTTGATTGAGTATCAAAAATTGTATCCTGTCCTAAAAATGGTACTTCATACCAAACATTTCCATCACTATCTGTAATATCTAATACCCCAACTATTGAACTATCTTCAAGATAAAGTGTTTGGTATGGTATTGGATCATTAACTGTAAATGTTTTTGAGTTTATTGTACCTGAGATTGCTTTTACTGTTTTAGTTAAAGTGTATTCTGAAGGAATGCCACCTGCTATCTTAGATACTGATACAATGGTTGGTGATTCTGAACTAGAGAAACTAAAGTCTACATTATCATAAGTGTAAAAATATTGAGTACCTCCATATTGTGCTTGTATCTGACTTCCTGCTTTTACTTGTAGTGCTTGATCCCAGTTTGGTAAACCTTTAGTTCCAATAGCATCTAGTTTTTGAGTTATTGTTAGATTTACTTCAGAAACAGAAGTCATCTTTGGAGTGTAACCCATCATGTATGCCATTGTGTAGATATTGGCTGGGTTCTTGGCATACTGTAAGAATGTTTCCTGTAGTTGGGTATCCTGGTAGAATGAGAGGATATCTCCCACATAAGCAGCCATCTCAATAAACATCATACCAGGGGATGCTGGTGAGAAGTCATTGTAGGTATCTGGGAAGTAGTTTTTAGCAAACTGTATTAGCTGCTGTTTGAAATCACCAAACTCCCTGTTGATGTATTTTATGTCTCTCTTTTCTGCCATTGTTACTGTGCAAAGCTTATGTAAAGCTCATCTGAAATGTTTGTATTCTCTATGAAATATCCAATAAATAACTCAATACTGTGTTCATCAGGATTGCTTTGTATTTCTAAAGTACTGATAATAGCTGTAGGAAAGTTAGTTTGTAAGTCTTGCCTGATTATGTACTGTAGTTCTTTTACATCTTTATCTACTATCTGTTCAAATAATAAGTTTCTTAAACCAGTCCCAAAGTTAGGATTTAAAAATCTTTCACCTTTACCTGTTAGTAAGTAGTTTATTATGTTAGCTTTTAGAGCATCTTTTGAATAATAGGTAGAATTAAATACTGCATTCCCATTAAAAGGAAAGGATACCCCTATTGCTTTTCTAGGTTGTAAATCTAAGGGATCTATTTTAATGGGATTGTATGACATTCTTTATTATGGTTTTTTAGCTTCAGCAGCTCTGTAAATCTTATTAGCATTTTTTACAAAACTTAACTTTGAAATATCTAATCCGTTACTCCCCATGTAATCCATACTATCTTCTTCCATATTGAATTCATTTGGATCCATATTTCTTCTAGTTTCCTGTAGTAAACTCTCTAATGGATTTCCAGTATTTAAGATAGGGGCTGTTAGTCCCATTTGTTGAGCTAAAGCAGCTCTATCCACTGGTGTTCTCTTTACAGGTACATCCACTGACATAGTTTCTTGGATTGTTTCTTTTTCTGGAGAAGAGGCTATCTTAACAGCTTCAGTTAGAATGTCTTTCAATTCTTCTTTGATAGCTGTTTTTACTTCTTCTCTAATTAAAGCTCTTAACATGTCTACTTTCATAATAATAAATAGTTTTGTTTATGGAAGTGAATTATCAATTCTAAACTTTATCTCC